ATCCAACCCATACCTTATATGGTGTACTTCTCTCAGACACCACAGGGTGTGGCTTTTCTGTGTTGTTTGTGGCTTTTCGCCTTGTTTTGTGACTGGGTTTTCTCTTATATCCCTGATGACAATACAACACACCCCTAAAGGGGTTGTATTGTCATGTTTTTTTTCTTTTGTTTCTTTTCTTTTTTTAGGCTGTAACTGGCATGGGAAATTCATTCGTTTACAACCCTTCCCTTAAGACCGGACGAATGAATGACAAACTTACCGCCACTGTTTGCTTCTAAGGGAGGTGGTTGAGAAAAAATGTTGCCATAACTGTCCGCGGGGTGTATTTTTTAGTGGGGCGCGGGGCGATTACTGATAGTTCTCCCTTGAATTTTCTAATTACCGGATGGGCACATATAACTGATACACCGGGTTTATCAATGAGGTTATGCCCCGTGTCCCTTAAGATGAGGTCATCACAGTCCATGTGGAGGAGTTATGCCAAAAGGTTACGGTTACGGTAAGAAAAAACCCCTTAAACAAGTACGAAAGCCAAAGGCGCCGCGGAAGGGCAAAGGAAGATAGCTTATGCCAGCCCCCAGAAGACGCCGAAAATCGAAAAGACCAGCCAGAACACCAATACCTCTAATTCCCAAGACACGAATACTCCGTGCACGATTAGAGCTAGCCGAAGGAAGGAGCGCGCCCAGTGAAATGAAGCCGGTGCGTATGCCCACGCGCTCTCCAAGGAGATCTCCCAACATAATGGAGGAGATCCGAAGGCGGGCGAGTGACAGGCCCAGGCAGAGAAGGCCGAGAAACATATGAAGCGGAAGGGCAGGAAATAGTGGCAACACTCACGGAGTCCCACCGCAAAGAGGCGGTGAGGCGCCTCGAACGGGAGTTCGCACGGAGAAATTTCGTCTCCCCTGACGGGGAGCAGCCCGACTTCCTCGACCATGTCAAGATCCTTGAGAGGAGCCAGGTGCACTCGGGAGTCTCCGGCGGCGCCGTGCCGTTCCAGAAATGGCCCTACCTCACAGACCTCGCGGCATCACTCGCAAAAAACCCCCTTGTGGCAGTCCTCAAGGCAAGGCAGCTCGGATTCTCATGGACCACCGCCGCCTATGCCGCATGGCTCCTTACATTCAGCGCGGGCACGAACGTCCTCATGATATCCAAGGGGCAGACAGAGGCCTTCTCACTCCTCGACAAGGTAAGGTTCATACTCAAGAACCTCCCCCCGTCATGGCAGCACTCCCTCTCACCCGACTCAAGGTCGGAGATAGGAATGCCCACGCAGGACTCGAAGGTCATAGCACTCCCCTCCACGGAAGACGCAGGCAGGTCGGAAACAGCCTCCGTCGTTATACAGGACGAGGCGGACTTCCATGAATACCACGCCCAGAACTATGCCGCGGTGAAACCCACCGTGGACGGCGGCGGGCAGATGATCATGGGCTCCACCTCCAACAAGCGCCAGATGACCTCCCTCTTCAAGGAGATATACAGGGCCGCCCCCGACAACGGCTGGCATCCCATGTTCATACCGTGGAACGCAAGGCCCGGCAGGACGGAGAAATGGTACGAGGGCGTCAGGGATACCGTGCCGTCAATAGAACTCTCGGGGATGAGCCCCGAACAGTTCATGGAACAGGAATACCCCGCCGAGGAGACAGAGGCACTCTCACCACCCCGCGCCCAGAGCATATTCGACAGGGATATCATCGCCGGCATGGCCGATGACTGCATATCCCCCATACGCACCGTCGGCCCCGCTAACATATACCAGGAGCCGAGGGCCGCAAGAAGATATGTCGCCGGCACAGACGTGGCGTCAGGGGTCGGGCTGGACTACTCCGTCACCGTCATCATAGATGTCAACTCGGGCTATGTCGCCGCCGACCTCGTGTCGAATACCCTCCAGCCGGAAGACTTCTCCGCAGCCTCCATGGAACTCCTCGATGTCTACCACAACCCCGACTGGGGCATCGAGAACAACTTCTCCGACACCGCCCTCACCGTGGCAAGGGATATGAACTATCCCCGCCTCTACAGGCACAGGGTCGGCAGGGGAAAGAACATGAGGCGCGAGTACGGGTGGCGGACAGACCGCATGAGCAGGCAGCAGCTCTTCGATGAGCTCAGGGCGTCCTTCAACGCCGGGCACCTCACCATACCAAACAAGTACGGCCTCGACGAGTTTTCCACTATAATAGCGGCGCCGGGGGAAAAGCCCCAGGCCATGGGAGGCGCCCATGACGACTATGTCATGGCCCTCGGCATAGCGCTGATGGTGAAAAACGAGAGGGGCATAGTGAACAATGCGAAGATAATACGCCTGCCGGCCTTCGCTTAAAAGCCAAAAAAAAGGGACAAACACATGGCGGATCTCAGGGAAAGGCCCGACGAGGAAACTATCACAAGGTTCCGCTCGAAAATGGGGGAACTGTGGGCAAACGCCCACGAGGAATGGCGCGACAACGACGCCTACTACCAGAGAAAGTTCCAGGTGTGGTCTAACACCTACCAGGGCAGGCCCGTATTCTATGACTCAACCCCCACGCATCTCGTGGACCATGCGGTGTCCACGCTTATGAGCTTCTCACCAAGGATTCACAGGGAACCCGTGGGAGACACCGAGCAGCACAAGCAGGACGCGACCAACCTTGAGCACGGCCTCAAGTCCGTTATGGACGATGCCGCCCTCCAGGAGCCCACCATACCGTGGAAGGTCGTAGCGCAGTACCTCGTGGCACACGGCTACGGGATAGTCGAGGCACCCGTCCTCGTGGGACTCTCAGACCGCCCGTCAAAACCCGAACGCCCCGATTACGAGGATGACGAGGCATACGAGGCGGCAGAAGCCATATACAGGGCCAACCGCAAGGGCTTCAACCCCGTCAGGATAAGAGTGCCCCACCCCTCCACCGTGCTCATGAACCCGAGGGAGAAAGTGCCGTCGATGGCCATCAAGGCATCGAAGATGACAGCGCAGGAACTCCATGAACAGTCCATTATGAAAAAAAGACGCCAGCGCCGCCGGTATGCCGAGATATTCGACATGGGCAACAAGGACCCGTGGGACGAAGTCGAGTGCTGGGACTACTGGACACCATACTGGCATGTGAAACTCATAGCCAACGAGGCACCGCCCTACGGCTCACCGTCGTCAAGGGCCGCCACACCTGTATGGATGGAACGCAACACATGGGGCTTCGTGCCCTTCGTGCACGCCTTCGCCGGCTGGGGCATGGACCTCGCCGACACCGGCGGAGACCCGAAAAACTTCGCGCAGGGCATACTCACACCCAACAAGGAGACCATAAGGAAGAGGACACAGGAGATATCGGCCTTTCACCAGATACTCCTACGCTTCGCCTATGCCCCCATGGGCACGTCGAGAGACCCCGTTACCCTCGCGCAGGCCATATCCAACGAGGGCATACTCGAAGGAGACCCGCAGGACTTCTGGGTCATGAACACCCCCGATGTCCCCGGCTGGGCACTCCAGCTCCGGTCACAGACAGACTCGACACTGGAACTCGGCACATACTCGTCGGCACTTGCCGGCGTCAGGCAGACAGGCGTCACCACCGTGGGGCAGCAGGCCATACTCAACACCGCCGGCATGAGGATATTCTCGGGAGTCGCCCTCCAGAGAGAACACATGGCGTCCATCGTGGGGTAGAGAATACTCCAGATGGTAGACTCCGTGTCGGAACTGGCCGACGGCATAGGGGCCAACGGCAAGACCCTCCGGAAAGGACAGATCCACAGCGTCTACGGCGTACAGGTCGCCTTCCCCCACGGAGAACCCGTCATGGAACTCCAGCAGCGCCAGATGGCCATGAGCGAGTACGGCGCGGGACTCATAGACCCCATGACATACTATGAGACCGCAGGGTACGAGAACGGCTCGGAGATCAAGCAGAGACTCATCGAGGAGGCCGTGAGAAACCTCCCCGCCGTGAGGGAGAGGATAGAGACCCTCGTGGCACAGCAGATGGGACTCGTGGACGAGGAGAACCAGGTGGCGGCGGCACAGCAGATAGCGCAGAGGCAGGCCGCGGCAGGCCCGCAGATACCGGGCATGGCAAACGGGGCAGCACCCATGGGAGGCCCCGCCGCAGGGCCGGAGGGCATGGCACCCGCACCGCCCGGCGCCACTCCGCCTGACCTCAACTCACCACTTACACCGGACACATTCAACCCAACGAGGATAGACCTTGCCCGCTGAAAACCCCTACACCAAAGCAATACTTAGCATCATCAATGAGTACCAGTCATTGACGGATACAGCCGCAAGGCCTGAAAAACGTACATCACCACCCGTAAAAGTGCCCAAAAAGAAAATGAACATGCCCTTTCTCAGGCAGTCTATGGGAGAGGCAGGTATCATGCCGCCCGACCAGAAACGGATAACAGAATAAGATGGTAACGACAGAACGCAGGCAAGCCCTTGCACAAATTACTTATGAACTAAAGCAGACAGAGCTCGACAGGATATTAAACACATGGAACGCCGTCCTCAACCCTCCCGCAAGGAAGCTAAAGATTGCGGACATGAACTGGACTTCCAGGGATCTGGGCTTCATCTTATGGC